ATAATTAGATTTCCTTAAATTTTCAATAGGTTGCAGGTTTATTTGTGTAACCCACCAGTTAGGTTGCTTTGAATGGCGGTACTTGTCACGCCTAGCCATGGCAATGGGTATCCAGCCTTTAATGTCATAGTCAGGGGAAGTGCCAGTTACCAGCACGGCAATGTCATTGGGACGGTCGTATTCATGGACGATCAGCTGGCCTGTGTCGTACTTTGTCCACTTGACTTCGATTGAATTGCCAACGTCAGCTTTGTTTTTCCATTTATGTTCGAACGGATCAAAAGCAAGGTTGAAGTATTTGGCCACAACCCATTCACTGCCAATTGTTTCGCTGATTTCAATGATGTACTCAGCAAATGACTTTGTTTTGTCGTACATGTTTGGCATGGTTGACCCGCCATTTTGCTGATACTTAATCGCAGCTAACAAACAAATAACCTGTTCGTCACGGTGCAATTTCATCTTCAACGGCAACCACCACAAAACCAAATAATCTTTTCGGTGGCGTCATAGCCCTTTTGGTAGCCAAAATCATCATGTTTTGACAACAATGAACATTTGTCACACTGGCTCATTTTGTAAATTGCCACAACTGCGCCATTCTTCAACAAGCGGCACGTCATTGTTTGAGGGTTGATTAGCTCAACATAATCGCTCATACTTGTGGCTTCCATTTTCCGTCACTGGCCAAAACGTACCAACGTGGCTGGCATTGCGTTGCCTTTGTGCGTTCAGTGCAGAAATACCCGCCCCAATTCTTAGGCGCGCCCTCATGTGCTTGTTTCCAAACCATGTAACCGTGACTGCATTGCGGGCTTTCTTCGGCCAGTTTGCCACCTAACTCACTTGCTATCTGTGAAATGGCGTCAGCTGCTGTCACAATGCCAGCGGCGTGCACCTCGGCTTCGGTTTTGTAACTTGGCACGTCACCAAACTTGGTCGTCCAGTAGTCGTACTCTTTTTCCGCATTTGCTACGACCGCACTTTTGTTTTCAACCTGCGCCATAATTTCCTTTGTGCTGCGTTCAGCACCACCCATGACAAGCTGTTGAACACGCATAATTGCGCTTGTGACGGTATCTTCTACAAACCAACGCTTCATGTTTGGCTGGTATGCGCCAACGTAGCCATGTGCATAATCAATGCCCGCTGGCTGTTCGTCAGCTTGTTTGCGATAGGCCTTGGCTTCGACAAGGACATAGCCCTTTTCTGCACTAAATTCCACAATGCGCGTTTCGATCCGTCCAGTCGGATAGGAAGCCAACCAGCGTTCAAGTCTTTCGCGTGAAGCCTCGTAATTATCTAAAAAACCCATTTAACTTCCCTTCGACTTGGTGAACCAATGTGTCTGCAATGTGCTGTGAAAGGCATGAAGCGCAGCCATGCCCTTGTGTTTGGTGGCAACACCCAAATGATGTTGTTATTGCCATTTTTATCGTTTCAGCCAATTCGCTCATTTTTTCACCGCATTAGAGCTGTGACGACCAATTGCCTTGCCGCGAGCTAAACCTTCACGGCGGCCGTCTTTGAATCCTTTTGCATAGCCAATCGCAATTGTGATGACTGACCAAATCATTAACATAAGCAAGCGAAACAATGTTTCGCCGTCAAGCAAGTCAACTACCATTTTTCGATCTCCCGAATCTAGGTGGCAACCATTACCACCTGGATTAAGGGTGAAGCATGACCCTGACAAAATCAAGCATTGCGCGTGTTGTGCGGCGTGTCGCTAGCCAAAAACCTTGCCGTCAACGATAAATGAACCGTCGCGTTCAATCGGCACTATTTGCGGGCTGACTTTTGAGCCTTCGACGCGTAAAATGCCAAAACCTTGCGTCCAGTTGGCTGTCCCCTTTGTGTATTTTGCAGCCGAAAAGCGCATGAGGTTGCCCACTTCCATGCCCCACAATGTGCGTCCCATTTTGTAGCCGCTTGATTCTGTAAAGGTTGAAATGCCCAAACGGTGCGTGTGACCTTGAACGACAGATTTACCATGAAGCCGCGCAGCTCTTAAAGCCGACGCACCTGCATTCGGGGTTGTGCCCTGTTCGTCGCCGTGAATGGCGATCCAATTTGTGCCCTCAATTGCATACGGCTTTCGGTGGAAATTGATTCCTAATTCGTCAAGCTTCATAAAATTTTCGTATTTTAACTCAGGCGCGCCAAGCAATGCAGGTAAACGGCTAGCAATTGAGTTGAACAAACGGTCAGTATGGTTTGAACGCACCATGTTGGCTTCGGGCACCTGACGAGTTAATTCCCACAATAACTCAACGCAGCGATCACGGTCACGGCCAATGGTGGGTTCGTGTTCCTCGCTTAGCCCACGCGACCATTTTGAAATTGTATTAAAATCAATCTCGTCGCCAATTGTGATGACTTCATCAGTCCGAAATGCTTTGATGAATTTTGCTAAATTACGCGTGGCCCGTACATCTTCAAAGGGCACTTGAAGATCACTGACAACGACTATTTTTTTCATTCGTCGTCGTCTTCGTATTCCGTCGACCCGATTTTGTTTGGATCAACTGGCTCAGGCAAAATCCAACCAGGATAAGCGTCTTTGTCGCTCAAAATGCCTAATGCCAATTCAACGGAAAAACCAGCTTTGCGTAATGCTTTGTAATACTCATTCAAGGCAATGCAGTATTGTTCAAGCGGCGAATAGTCAACGTCTTTAACTGTTGCTACGCGTTTGCGAGTTGGTCGTTTGGCTGCCATAGCATAATTGTAAATGTTAGTCAATCAATTTGTTGTACAACACGTCTAACCGAGCTTCTATGCGGTTGACCTGATCTTTAAGGCTTGACCCGCCATTTGGTTTAAATTCTTCAAGCACGGATCGAACCATGACTTTCACGCCAGAATAGACGGCAGCCACTACACCAATGCAGCATGTAACAACCGCCGCCCATTCGGTCGGCGTCATTCCCCAGTAACCCCGAAACTTTTGTCATTTGGGTTTAAGTAGCGCAAAACGACAGGTGCAATTGCTGCAACCCCTGCCATAAGCAAGGTTTTTGGATCAGTAACGCCAGCCATGTAAAGCGTCAAAACGGCAGCTAAAAACGAGCGTCCCCAAGAAGCTGTTATTGCTTTGGCTTTATCCATTTTTTTGTCTCCTTTTTTGGTTTTACTACTTTTGTGGGCAATTCAATTTTTGGGTATTCGCCCTTGTACGGCACAAACTTTGGCACGCCAAAACCGACAATGTCACGCTTCAATGATCGTTGCTTAATCATGACCATGCCGCCATTGCGCTGGTCGCCTGTGCCAGATGTGTTGCCCTCAATGCAAGTCACAATGTCACTGCCATGCTCAAAATCGATCACAATGCCAATGTGTGAAATGCGATCAACACCGTCATGTGGAAAGTCCATAAATGCCAACGCGCCCAGACTTGGCAAATGTGACCAACGGTTTGTTTCTTTGAATTTATGTGCGCCAATGGCTGTTGAAACGACTGAATGGATTTTGACCCCAGCTTGTGCAGCACACCAATTGACAAATGAGCCGCACCATGGCAAACCGTCGGCCTTTGTAAATTTGCCGTATTTTGTCAGGTTGTCGCCTTCCTCAACCGTGCCGATTTCAGCTGCGGCAACCTCGATCAAGCGAGCATTTGTACCGTCAGGATAAGTCATGCAAGTAGCAATTTCGCTTCGTCAGATGTGATTCCAAGTTTTGCCAGAAGTATTGCTTTATTTGTGGCAGTTTTGGCGTCTAAACTATCCTTCGCCAACTGAGCAAATTTCATTTCAGCCCAGTCAATACACGCCTTTTCATAGTCTTGGCTGCTTAAAATCATTTCTTCGCCATTGATTATTGCAGTCATTGTTGGATTGTCTAATTTGCATTGTTCAATTAGTTTGTCTTTTGTCATGTTATGCCGCCTCATAAATAATCGTGACTTGGATTGTGTCAGTTGTTGCCCATGTGAATGGAACGGTTGAACTAGTGTTTAAAGTGAAAACATAAGGTGAGGCATACGCTGCACCCATGCCAAATTTTGTTGTGCTAATTGCGGTTATGTTTGATAGGTAGTAACTTGCACCACCGTCAATAAATAATCCAGTTCCTGCAAAACTGGTATTTGCTGCGGTGACTGGAAGGGTTACTTCAATTGCACCTGTCACTGCACTTGTCGAACCAAAAACCAATTTGTATTGTGCAATAACTAATTTATCAATTTGAACATAGCGCGCAGTCTGTGTTCCGTTGCCGACCGTCAAAGCAGTTAAAGTTGGTGACCATGTCGTCCAAGCGTATGCAGGTGAATTGCCCCAAGCGGGAACACCTGCTGCAACTGTCAAAAATTGACCATTTGAACCAATGCCCAAACGTGTATTTGTGTTTGCGGTTGCTGAGGTATAAGCAAGATCGCCAAGCGTCGTGCCTGGCTGCAAAGCTTTAAGTCGTGTATCAACGCCCTGCAACGCAACGTCAAAATCAGCTGGCAGGTCAGTAACCAGGTCGCTTGACGTCGGAAGCACAAAACCATAATTTGTCGTCGGATTTGCCATTTGTTCCCCTTTTCTAAGCCACTATTGTGGCATTTGTCCAGTCTAAAGTCGGCGACACGCTTGCCCATGTTTCCGTTACTGGCACGTCATTCCAGCGCATTGCCTGCAATGAATAAGCCAACGGCGATAAAAGCAATGTGACCGAAAGCTGATTGTAAGAAGCTTGAAACGACCAACCTTCAACAAAGCCTTGAAACGTACCTGAATTCATGTTTAACGGCAGGTTTTGCAGGGCGATTGCTTCACCCATAAAAATGTTAATGAGGTTGTCACGGTCGGCATTGTCAATTTCAGGATTTGTCAAGTCAAAAGAGATCGAGCTAAAGATCGGTTGAGGGTTAGCACGTAATGACAAGTAAAACGCAGCTTGTGCAGTCGCGTCAGCTGAATCGTGCAATGTTGTTGTGACGACTTGGCTGAGATTGCCATACAAAGCAATTGACGTTGGATCGCTGTCTGACACGTCATTTTGACTAGTTGTACCGTATTTGATCGTTATGGCATTTCGGACGTCACCCACGCGTGTGTCAATGCGTAAACCAGCGGCGCGTGCATGGCGAGCGTCAAGATCGACATAACCATTTGTTTGAAGGTACTGCGTGCGGTGCGTTGAATCAGCATAACCAATGCGCCCTTGTGCGTCCTCATACAAGTAACCAAGCCCAGATGTTGCCAATGCTGATACAAGCGAATAAGCGTCGATTGGGTCTGAAGCACCACTACGCGCCGACAAGTCATAATTGCCTGGACGATCAATTTCACCAATTCCTGTGTTTCCAGCATTTGCCCAAGTAATAGCTGGATCGTATGTTGCCCAAGTCAATGCACCAGGCACTTCAGCCCATGTTTGAAACAAAACCTGTGACAAAACTTCGAAAATTTGGTCTCCGTCAAAATCACGCGCAAGCGCGTCGGTATAAATGTATTTTGGCAAACGTGACAATGCGCCAAGTGCCGTGATGTTGTAAGTCTGTGTGAACATGGTTGAACCTACGTCACGCACTTCTAAACCAATGTCAACGACATTGCCGCCAAAAATAGGCACAAACGTCCCTGACGTGTTTTTAATGGAAACGCCGATTGTCGAGTTTATGTTGACTGGAATCGCAACCTGATTGACGTCGATAAGTTGAATGTTGACATACCCTGCTTGAGCCTGCTCATAAATGTTGGTTCGACCGCTGCGAATAACAAGGTTTGCCAAAACCGCGTCCGTGTATTCAACGCCGTCAATTTCAATCAGCCAAACTGGATTCCACTGCGTCATGCGATTTGCAGGTTAGTTGCGCCACCTGTGCCGCGATAGAAGCTATTGTTCAAAGTTTCCACAATTGTGCGTGCTGTGCCTTCACGGTCAAATGCGCCTGTAACGGTCAAGTTTATGGTTGTACCGCTACCGCCTTCGGCTTGACGGAAACTGCCAGCGTTGAATGAGCCTGAAACAACATTGCTTGCTGCGGTTGCAGCTGAAGCAGCTGCGCTTGCTATACCGCCACCAGTTGATCCGCCACCCGTGGTTAAACCTGTTGGCACATTTATGGTTGGAGTTGATGAAACTGTTCCCGTTGACATGCTGAAATTGCCAAGCGCACCTGTTGTTGTTGAGCCTGATCCGCCACCGATTTTTGGGATTGCTTGAATGTCTGAACCTGGCTTGACTAAGTTTATGCCTCTGATTAGTAAATTTATGCCGTCAATTGCTGTGTTGATCAACGGTTTAATTGCACCCAAAACATTGGCGATAACATTTAAAACCACGTCCGCGACTTTACCAATTGCTTTGAACGCGTCGCCAAGCACGCGGCCAATGACAGGCGCAGCAGCTTTAATGACATCAAAAAAGGCTTCAAATTCATCTTTGTTTTCAATAACCGTTTTTTTGATTCGGTCAAATGTTTCTTTGAACGCGTTAAAAATTGGTGTGACAATGCTTTTTAAAATACCAGCAACGTCGCTGATGACTTTGCCAAAACCTGCGCTTCCCGTAATGCTAAACGCGTCGGTAAATGCGTTAATGGCCGGCAATGCGTTGTTGTTGATAAATTGTAAAAGTGTGTCAAGGATTGGAAGCAAGGCCGTACCGACAGCTTCTTTTGCTTCACCAAATGCAACTTGTACACGTGCGATTTTGCCTGCATAAGTGTCTGCGTTTCTTGCAGCTGCGCCACCAAATAATTCAGTTAAACGTCCCTGCACTTCTTCAAACGACATTGTCTTTAACTCAGCTGTTGACAGACCAACGCCTAGTTTGCCAAGGGCTGCCGTATTGCCGTCGTATGCCTTTGACAATGAATTTGCCACGGCTTCGACTGGCTTACCTGTGGCCGCAGAAATGTCAAGTGCTGTTGCCAGTAAATCTTGTGCCTTTGTAATGTCGCCCGTTGATCTAACCAAACGACCTAAAGCTGGACGTAGCTCGTCGTCAGCAACACCAGTTGCCAATGACATTTGCAGAATTGAATCTTCGGTTGCCTTGATCTGTGCCTGTGTTGCACCTGTGGCATTTTCTAAGGCCAAGGCCAATTGTGTTTGTGCTTTTTCGTCAGCAATAGCAGCTTTAACGCCTTCGATACCAATGGCGATTGCGGCAGCACCAGCGGCGGCCGCAGCTGCGGCAAATGCTTTACCAATGGCAACGCCAGCTTTACCAACCTTGTCGCCAAATGTGTCGACGTCGCCTGACGCGGTTTTAAGCGATTTGTTGAGATTGTCAACGTCGCCAAGAATCGAAAGTTTAAGGGTGCGACTGCCAGCCATTAGTCATACTTCCTTACTATCGTTGAAAACGCTTCTTCCCATTTTTTTACAATTTCAGGTTGAACGGCTCTCAATGTCGGATAGATAAACCAACCACGTGTCCCGCGACCTTCACGGCCTGACCACACTGGGAATTGCTTATAGCGGTTTGAACCAAATTCGTAGCCGCCCCAAACCTGTTGAGTCGTGCCGCCACCACTTAATTTTTGACGCGCAAAACCGTAGGAAATCTCACCAATTTTTGATGACTTTGAAACGGTTGCACCGCTAGCAATGATTGAAGCAACACGGTTGTTTGCTGATCCAGCTGTTCCAATGACTTTTTGTTTTACGTATTCTGCAAGCTCGGAAGTCTTTTCTTTTGCTTGCTTTGTGGCTTCTTCGTCCATTGCTTTGAACGACTTTACAATGGCACGCAATTCAGCCTTGTCGTAGCTGATTGCTTCAGTTGCCATTTGCTCGCCTTTCCAAAATTTCAATGACCGTCAAAATGTCTTCGGCGGTTTCAAATACGTCTGGGGGTAGCCCCGTGGCCAAGGCTACCTCCCAAACAATTCGACTTAGGCTTCCGACTGGGTAGCTTTTGGGTT